GCTTTTTCCTTGTACTCCGGACATTTCAAGTGTATATCCAGTTTGCCCATCTGTGGCATACCAAATGTACCTGTCATCTCCGTCTGTGGTTTGTGGAAAGACCCCTGCAGGATCACAGATCTGTCATCGGCCATGGAGTCGATTGTAGTTTCCTTATCGTCTCCTGTGATTTTGACAAGATCCAAGAATCCCAGTCCATGCGTGTGTTTAACGATGTCTTTCAAGATGTCTATCATAATGTCTAATTGTATATGATATTTAGGTCCTAGTCTAGTGTTATTTCGGAAACTTTGTACACAACTGGATTTTGTTTACCAGGTTTCTTGAATATGGCGTAACTTGCACCTGGTCGGAACTGGCCCATCTCAACAATTTCATATTGCTCGTCTTTGATAATCTGCGTCATTGCTGTTTTGGTATTGTAATTCCAATACCCCCTCTTAGCCAAATCTAGTTCTTGATCATAATGGCAGTCGGAGTATTGTAGGAACACGTAGCCTCCCGGGATCAAAACCCTTTTGATATCATGCAGGTACTGTTGCACGTGCTCTTGTGTGAAGAAAACGAATGTGTCCCAACTGAACACGAAGTTACAACTGCCCTGCGGTATGTTAGAACAATCTGTTTTGCGTGTGGTGTAGAACTTGAGATACTTTTGGTGCCTGGGGTTGAATTTTTTCCTTATTATCTTTTCCCGATCAAGCAATATGTCTAGGAAGAAGTTCAGTCTCCAGGCCCTGAAGTCCATTGAGAACATACCGTTGCCTGGACCTATCTCAAGACTGTTGAAGATGTTCGTCCTCGCAAACTGGAATATCTTGCTCTGTATGAATCGCTGTAGTGCGGGATCTATCATGGATATCTTTGTCTTCTCAAGAAGATCACGTTGGAACCATTCTGGTGTCTTATCTAACCTATCGATGATGTCTCTATTGTTTGCGTCGACTGCCGACCGCAAGTCTTTTAATATATTTAAGTTGCTATCAATGAGTGCCTGTAGGTCCTCTTTCTTGACTTTTTCTAACTTCTCAATCAGTAATTTTATTTCTTCGATACTCAGCATAATAGTATTTAGAATTCAAACAGTTTGTTGAACGTGTTTGTGGTCTCTGTCGACTGAACGTCCCAATCCAACACACCTATCAGGTTGTCGATCTTTTGGTCCAGTATCGTACTCTCCATGGCATCTCCATCAAACGGCAGTTCCTTGAACCATTCTGGAATACGCAGTTCGTCCACGGGATAAGCAATACTGGTGTATCCTAGTGGATTACTTTTTAATTTACACACTATTACTTTTGCACCATCCGTTATTGGCATAGAATACTTGTCACCATACATCTCTCTGCATTTGTTCCAGTTCATGCTGGCTCTTACGTGTCCAGGCATGTTGGCTTTGCCCTTGGCCTCCTCCGCCGCTGTGTACTTGGTCATGTTGTTCGCTCTCTTGGGAGATCCTTTCTCCCAACCTGGCCTTGCTTTGAATTCTGCTCGGAAATTACTGATCTTCTCTAGTACTTCTGTTTCTGTCTTACCTGTCAACACCATGTACAGCAAGTCACTTAAAAAATCCTGTACGAAAACAGGCGTGTCTGACCTTTTGAGATCCAGTCCCATTGCCTTCATTTTGCCTTCCCTGCCCTCAACATCCGTACGTTTGCCCTCTTTGTCATAGTAAAGCACAGCATATCTTTTCTTTGTAATGAACAGACCTTTTGATGCGACAAGTTCTCTCCCTGCCGCGATAACTTCACCACGCGTGCTTGGCGTGTGAAATGCCTTGGTCATGAATGCCTTGAATGATCCGTTTACTTCATCTGCTATTCTGTCATAAAGTCCCACTACTGAATCCTTTGTCCATGGAATCGTGCCGTTGTCAATTTCTTTTTTTAATGTTTTAAACGCGGAAAAGTAAACGGAGTCTGTGTCTCCGTACACAATACTTTCACCTTTGTGATCATACTTTCCTGCAACAATTTCATTGGTTTTACTTGCCATGTGTTTTGTAATACATCTGCCAGTAAGTGTCACTGATTGACCTATCCTTATGTCAAAGAATCTACATCCTGGATTAAGTATCGCCCCATATAGACTGTTTAGGTTAATTTTCTTAACAAGTTGTCTCTTGTCCCAATATTCTCTTTCTATCTCGTTGTCACCACAATCACGCATCTTTTTCTGCATTTCTTGCCTTTCAGCATACCAACGTTTTAGTAGTCCCGGTATGATTGCTTCATATTCGTAAGTGAATATTGTTCCATTAGCACTCAACATCCATTTGTTGTTGCCATCGAAAACGATTTCATACAGTTGAGCCGCACTCATACGCACACTGGTCTTGTCTTCCCAGTCAACAATTATTTCTGTGCCTTTTTCTTGATTCATTACTGCCTGATACTCCCAACTGCCAAATTGACTGTCCCAAGCCGCCGCAAATGACTTCTTGGCATGTTTGGCCCTGTTGATCTCTGCTGAGGTTATCACAGGTCTTATCTGTCCTACTATAGTCTCCGGTCCCATGTTCAGTGCCCTGATCACACTAGGATACAGTGAGTTTATGTCAACAGATCCTATCCAATCATGTATTCCTTTTTGTGGTGTTGCCACGTGGGCTCCGGCCGCCGGTTGGTTCTCTTCGCCATCTTTTTTGTACTTCCTGCCGGGCACCTGCATTCCACGTCTGTGTGCTTCATTCACGATTGCCTGTTCTGTCACGGCAACTGCACCCATCGTGGTCTGTAGTAGTACAGTATTTTGGTGTGCAATTTCATTCGCCAATTCTATAAATTTTAGTTTCTTCTCAAGTTTTGCCAACAGTGCAGTATCTTGCCTGTTGTATTCTATAAACAGTCCAAAATCGTTTTTATATAAATTATCTAGCGACCCTTCATACACAGTTTTCTTTTCACCCAACTCATGTTCACCTATAGCGTCCAGTCTGAAACTGTGTCTTTCCTCATAAGTGTATTTCCTGTATAGTTCTAATAGATCTAAGTGTACTCTGCCTACGAGATCAAAGCTCAGTTGTTCCCTTCCATATTTTTCAAACACTCTTCTCTTTGGCTTTTCGCCCCAGAAACATAGTCTTCTTGTGTCATCACCACTTAATACTTTTTGTATTCTTCCAACAGTGTATGGAATATCATATCCTTCTGAGTTCCATCCACTCAGTATGTCTGCGTCATCCACAAGTTGTAAGAAAGCATCAAGCATGTCTTTTTCTGTCTCGAACAACATTGTGTTATCAAATCTTTTTGTAAGTTCTTCTGCATCTTTCATGCTAATGGTCTTTGGAGGAACAGCCAGCGTCACCAGTTGATCCGTCCAGCTCATGTAACAACTTATGGCAGTTATGGGCATGAACGGATCGTCTGTTGTGGAATAACCTCGATCTGGATCGAAGTCTACCTCGATATCAAAGAACATAACGTTCAGTTTTGGAGTTTCCTTACCGAGATAATTCTCCTCCAAACACCTAAACACTGGATTGATATCGTGTTCATAAAGTTGCTTGTTTGATCTTATACGTTGCTCTTTTATGAATTCTTTATTGGTCTGGCACATGACCCTCTGCAAAGGTTCGCCAGTCATTCCTCTGTGTTTGCCCCTTGCATCAGGATAATAAAACACATATCTAGCGTCATACTCCACAAATACACGCCCCTTTTTTGGATCTCGTTCCACAACGTAAATCTTGTCTTCGTCTTTTTTGTATAGTGCGTCTATGTAACTCATTGTATGAATACTTTGTATAATCCTATTGTGTTCATTATTGTAAACCAGGTAGTGAGTGTACACAACCAAATTTGCCTACGTCTTATTGATGCTACCAACAGAGTACTTGATCCCAACCAATAAATGGGAAATACTACGTTCATTATAGGATTCGGAGAGGTAAAAGTCAATACACATGATCCTATTATTGTTAATGATACTGAAACTAGTTCAAACCAAAATGCAACTTTATCTGTGTTGTAACTGTTTACCCAAAATTCTTTGAGTACTTTATACACTAAAGTTTACCGGCTGTGTTTAGTATGCTTTCTAGTGTATCCATCTCATCAGCGATGTTTTGGTAGTTGCCTCGGTGTGCGACTGATATTGCTTTGTTGATGAGTGCTGGTTTTAATTCTAGTTCTTCTGCTATTGCTTTCACAGTGTCCTTAAGTCCTGCCCTTAGGTCCTCGACCTCGCCTAACACCTGTGAACCCTGTGATATGATTTGGATTAGTTTTTGCTTTTCTGCGTCATTGAAGTTTCTTACTGCCATTTTATCTCCTGTTGTTGCCAACAGTATATAACAGATCTTGGATCAATGCAAACTATTTTTTCTTCTTGTTCCTGACATTGATCGCTTTACCACGCCTGTCAGGATTTTTGTCTTTACTTCTTTTTCTTCTTTTCTA